AGTGGTATGGTGCTATAAATCGGCGTTAGTTCAAGCCTAAAAGCTGTTAAAAGCCTCCGGCAAGACGGTTTATCCCTGTTTGCAATCTTCCGTTGCCCTTCTGTACTATTTTCAAGATTTCCTCGAATTTAGCATCTACATATTTTTTCGTATCTGCTTGAATGGCATTTACATTGGCGGTCTGTGCTGTTGCTATGGTTTTCAAATAATCCATCAATTTTTTCGTGTATTGTCCGCTTTCTATCAATGAGTTTTTCATAACGTCAAACACTCCTTCAAGCTCGCTGGGGTCGATTTCCGTATCTTTGTCCGAAATGCTTTCCGCAAGGCGTTTCTTCCCTGCATTCAAAGCTTCGCGGGCAGCCGCAATCCGGGCGCGTTGCTGGGCGGTAGGATGCTCGGGTACGCCTTCAAGAGTAATGCCGCGGATCATCGCCTGCTGCCTTTCGGCAGTCTGCTTTTTGGCATCCCTTTCGGCCCGTTCACGAGCCTTCTTTATTTTCTCTTCATTTCTTCGGGCTTCCTCTGCTTCTTCCCTGTCTCTTTGCAAGTTAAATGATTTAACCTTGCCGGCGTCTATTTGGTTTTGAAGAGCATCGATTTGTTCCATGTTTTTGATAGATGCTTCGGTCGAAGCCATTGCATCCCCCAAAGAACCGGCTTTCTCCGTTAAATCATCGAACTGTTTTTTCGCGGCATCCGTATTCTTCTTAAACTCTTCTACTGCATCTGATGCTTGTTTGAAGCGACTGCTTATGTCAGTTCCTTGTCTATAGTCGAATTCAAGATTTACGCCGCCGGCTCTTAACGAATCCTGATATTCTTCCAATCTAGATTGGACAGCATTGCCTTCTTCTTGTGCTGCTGAACGAGTAGCTAAAAGACGTTCTTGCTTTGCTTGAAGTTCTTCAAGCTTTTCTCTATATCTTCTACCTTCGGAGTTAGGAACCCTCGCTAGAGATGAAGTTTTATATATTTGATTATTTAGATCATCGTTTTCCGCCGTAATCTTATCTATCCTTTGTTGAATGCGTTCCTGCTGCTGTAAAAGTCCAAGAATATTTTGAAGAGAAGGAAGGTTCCCTTGCTTGAACTGCATATCAAAAGCATGAGCTTCCGCAGCATCTCGGGCCTTGACTGCCTCCGCAAGCTGTTTCCCTATATCCATATAATTAGCCTGCTCCACGCCTAAATCACGCTGTCTGATTTTCTGGTCAAGATTCTGATCAACCATCATCAAGCCGTAATCTCGCTGCCTCTTGGTGATTCTTCCTTGCTGGTAGTCATTCTCCAAGTTAACGCGGTCAAGCTCCGCCTGGCGTGTATCAACGCCTTTCTGGCGGGCCGCTTCCTCCCGTCTCAAGCGAATTTGTTTTTCAAGCTCTTCCGTCTGATATTCAAATTCCCGGGTAATTCCCTTTACATAGTTTTGATACTCTTCATTAACGGTCTCGGTGCGTTCTTGCTGGTTGAATTCCTGCAAAGCCTGATAACTTGCCCGGATAGCCTGACGAGAAGCTTCGGCAATCTCTTTGCTATGCTCCTTCATTTTTTTGGCGAGATCCGCCGACTTGTCTTCCGTTTTTCCCATCCAATCGTAAAGCTTCGCCCCGGCCAGAACGGCAAGCGACATCGCGCCGGCCAGACCTGCGCCGCCTCCGAAGCCCATCACCAGCCCCGGAATATTGTTCATGATGCCCCGGATGCCGTACTGCAAGTCATCGAAGAAGTAGGCAGCCTGCAAGGCCCCCTGCCCCATGTTCTTCACGCTCCTGGTTGCCTGCTTGCTGTCTTTATCCAACTGCTCCGTAGACTTGTTCAGCGCGTCGATCTGCTGTTTGGCTTCTTCCACGCCTTTTCCGTCCAGCGTGGACTTGAGTTTGATTTCGATTTCTTTCTTGGTGGCCATGGTGGTAGATGTGGAGGGTTATCGTTGAGGGCGGGTTTCTTCGATGACGAAAGCGGGCAGTTTCCCTGCGGTGAGGGCGTTGCGGGATTCTTCCACGCGTTTCTGCAAGGATTCCAGGATCATCATATCCCGGATGATGACGCCGAAGGCATGGGAAGGATCGACGCCGGCGGCTTGGGAGGCAGCAAAGACGCTTTCCTTCAATTCCTGCGCCGCCTGGTTCAGGTTCGGGTTCTTGCTGCATTCTTCGGCGAATTCAATGAAAAGCCGTTCTATTCCGTTTTGTTGTTGTTCGTTCATGATGGATTATTCTGTTAAGATGGGTATTCGGTGGAAGTGTAGCGGATGACGAGGGATAATCCGAACGTACGCCCGGGCGCCGTGGCTGCCGCGGGGTAGGCCTCGTCTCCGAGACCGTCAAACGACTGAGGGCTGGCCAGCATGGCATGCTGCTCATAGATGCCGTTCTGGTTTTCCACGACCAGCTGCCAGTCCGAACGGATTTCCACGCCGGGAGAAAACGTCCATTTCACGTTACCGCCCTCTCCGGTGGAAACCGCCTCATTGCTGGTCGCCAGAAGAGAGGCAGACCCGTTTTCCACCCGGTAAAGCGTTAACGTGCCGGAATTGGAGCTGGTGGGGTTCGTCGTGATGATTTCCTGCAGCGTCAGTCCCTTTCCTTCGGGGTTGCCTGCCGGGAAGTCCGGATAAACGTCCGAGGGAATAAACCGCCATGAGGAATAACTCATCGGAGTATCCGAGTATTCCCCTCCGGGCGGGGGAAGCTGATGATTTCGGGTGACCAGTCCTGCCCTCAATACGCGGATTGTCTGTCTTAAGCCGGAATCCGCCTGTGTCACGGAAACGACGACGGAGCCGGCCGCTCCTTCATTGGGCGCCGCGGTTAACGTGAATGACCCGTTATTTCCGTTCGTGATATCGGAGATGACAACGGAAGAGCTGGGAGAATTGGGCGTCCAGTCAACGCTGACTTTCCCCGGGTCATAATAGGAAGTCACCTGGACCTGGTAGCTTCCGCCAGTAACGGGAACCTGTACCTGGGTTGGAGCAAGGCTGAATGAGTAAGAGGGTTGAAGCTGACGAAATTCAACCTCAACAGTCTGTCCTGTTCCGTCCTGAATGACCTGGAGCGACATGGTCCTGTCCTGGTCTCCTTCATTGGCCGCGACGATAACCTTGAATGTCCCGTTGTTGCCGTTGACGATATCGGAAACGGTTAATCCTTCGGAAACGTCGGCAATCTGCCACCCCTGCCCTACCGGTCCAGGGCTGAACGACGATTCCACATTAACGGTGTATTCGCCTCCCTTGACGGGAACGTCGAAAGAAGAGGGCGTCACGCTGAATATCCAGTTGGAATTGTCCGGGGTCCGGTCGGTGACCGTCATGGTCAGCGTGACCAGCAGGCACAGATAGCCGTCCTCGGGGGACGGCGGAGGAATGAAATTTTCCGTCTCAAACTGGTAGCCGGTGATGACGGCGGCAAACCGCCATTGAGGCTGATCGGCGAATTGCAGGTACAAATAGCCGTTCTGATTGCTGGCCAGCCACAGGGCAAGATTCTCCTGATAGGAGGCCATATCCTGATAATCCGTGAACCAGCGGTAAAACGCGATGGTGCGCTGCTCCACGGCGCTCCCAAGCCCCTGCGCAAACGCCCTGGGACCGTCCACCAGCGACGTTTCGAATGCCTCCATGGAACCGCCGAAACGGGGCGGCTCCGGCGTATCGTCCCAGAGGTTGAGAAGCTGAATCTGGTTGCCAGCGGCGGAAACGTAGCGGGCGGCGTAGGGAGCCTGGTAGGTCATGGGCGGTTACTGGTTGAGGTAGTCCTTCACCCCTTCCGCAATGGCTTCGGCAACACGTCCGGGATGGTCCTTCAAGATAGAGGCGTTTTCAGGATTGGTGATGAAGCCGCATTCGCAGAGCACCCACGGACAGCGGGTCTTTTTCAGGACGGCCAGTCCCGGGCGCGACTGCACAGTGTTGGCCCGTCCGGGCAGCAGCCGGGAAAGAGGTTCCGCGATGCATATGGCAAGCCGGCTTCCTTTAACGCTTCCCGGGTAGAAACATACATGAGCGCCATGAGCCTGGGGATTATCGGCCGAATCGCAATGCAATGAAATTCCGAAGTCATAGCCTCCTTCGTTGGCGGCCTTGATGGTATCGCTCAAGTCCTGGGCATTGGTCATCTTGGGGAAGTCAATCACGTCCACCCGGGCTCCCAGCCGTTCCAGCATGGGGGCGAGGCGTTCGGCGATAGTCGTGACGACGGCGTGTTCTTCAAGCCCGTTTCCGCGGGTTCCGGTGTTGTTGGCGTGGCCTATATCAATGGCTATTTTCCTGATTATTCTCCTTTAATGGTTGATTGTTAATATTGTTGAACTTGTAAGAAAAACTTTACAGTTGGTCAGTTTCCCGATGCTCGCAAGAGTACCATAGTAGCGATGGGAAAACAGAACGCCGCAACACCCGCCACCGTGTCGCCGAATGCGGCAAAAGCAATGCCCATCACGCACCCTATCAAGGGAAGCAGAACGGAAGGGTTCAGCAGCTTATTCACTTTTCCAGTTTTCTTTCTATGTTTTCTATTCTGACGGCAAGCAGCTGAATCGCCTTGGCCGTCTCGACCTGGACCTGTGTCTGCATGGTCATCAGGTCACACAGCCGGTCATTATGGTGTCCCATGACATCCCCGATGTACCAGCAGGACGCGCCGCAAATGACCAGCGACAGCATGACGCAGGCAAACACGGGTGACGCCTTGGCAAAATCCATGAAACGCGCCGGTACATCGGAGAGTTTGCACATGGTGTTACTTCTTGGAGGGAATTACCTGCACAACGGGCGGAACGTCCGTTTCGGGTTGCGCCTGTGAATAGGAGATATGCCCCGGTTCCAGCACCAGGCAGGAGCCGTCCTTGCAGACCACCGTCTTGTCCGGCGTTACGTCCACGGAATGGCCGCAGCCGGAGAGGGACATTCCCAGGCCGCCAAGGACAGCACCGACAATGCCCACCCCGGCCAAGTAGAGCCACTTCCGCAAGCCGGTGGAGGTCTTGGCCTGCCCGGAGAGGTAGTTTTTAACATCTTCCATAGCATGCTTGCCGATGATGGGGAGGGCCTGTTCTGCTACGTTCAGCCAGCCGGCTTTATCGTCGTCCGGCAGGTCGGCGTATTTCACCATCGGCTGGTGCTTGTAGCGGTCCTTGCCGTCGGCATAGGCGTTATACATATCCTCGGCAATTTCCAAGGCGTGATTGCATTTATTACTAGTAGTCATATGATTATGGTTGTTATTGATTGGGGGTAGTGAAGTGTTTGAAAAAGTCCACGGCGGCGGGATCCGTGATCACAAAAGCCGGGTAGTCCGAGGCTGTAAAAATCCTGCGGCCTTTGGTCTCCGCATGGACGGCCTCAACGGTCAAATCCACGGCAAAAACATATTCGCTATGATCATTTGCAATATCATAATTCATAGTCACACACAGCCGCGCCCATACCTGACAGGCATGCCACGGCTCCGCCAGCCCCACCAGCGCGGCAACGACGGCCTGCATGGCCGGAGCCTGCTCCGCTGGAATCTCGTCCGCTGTATAGATGTCTGCCCGTGTGTACCCTTCCGCGTCCTGGTAAATGGACGCCAGGACGAATTCATCCCATTGACCGGGTTTCTGGAACTGTATTTGTATTTCTGCGCTGTTCATTCTATTGGTACGTTAATATCTTCAAAAGCGGCGGTCGCCTCGGATTCAACGGCATTCGTTCCTATCGCGTCCAACCCGTAAAAGAGGGGGTTCACATTGCCCGGCTGGTAGTAGGCATATTCTCCGGGCCCGGCGTAAACGGAAGCCGTGCCGCTGGTGGTGTTGATCACATCCGTCACCCAGCGGGAAATGCCGATGCCGGTCTCAAAATCGGAGACGCCCCGGCAGGTGGCGATCTTGAACAGGTTGTTGGTCTGTGCCCCCGTGACCAGCAGCCAGAGGCCTCCCAGGTTTTCGTAAACGCTGCTCTTGGCAACCGTCTGCTGCTGGTAAATAATCTTGCACACCGTCCACGGGACGGGTTCGTTTTGCGTTGCCGGGATAAAGCTGGTCGTCGTCTTGACCTGCCATCCATCGGCGGACGTCAGCGCATAAATTTCCCGCACGCGCACCGTATATCCGTTGCGGGCCGTGTCTCTCACATTGTCAAAGGTGATGTCCAGAATCTCCCCGAAATTAAAGGCCAGGCCATTGCCGGGAATAATCGTGTAGGAATCCGTGGTCAGGTCCGTCCTGATTGTTTTCGCTCCGCGCCCGAAGCCCATCGTCACCTTCGCGGCTGCAGTGGATCTCCAGACAAACGAAAAGCCGGCCCAGGAAGAGTAATTCCATTGGGAAGAGGGACCTTCAAAGGGAGCCTGAATGGTTGTATGAGCTCCCGCGGGAATACCGATTCTGGCCATCTGCCACGGAACCGTTTTAGTAACCGTTGCCGTACCGGTAGCGGACAGGGCGTCCGTATTCAGGAACGCCCCTGCTGTATAAGTATTGGCCGCGCCTCCCATGCCCGCCGCATAAAGCCGGTTGACGCCGGATTCATTGGCCGGCGCGCCCGCGGCAAGCGGGATGTTGATGCCGCCGTTGGCGTTGACGGCGCTTGAGAACGTGGCCGCCCCCGCGCAGTTGAAGCTGGCGCCCTGGGAAATATTCAGGATGCCGGTCTCTACCATGAATGTCCCGCGCAGCCAGCCGCCCGAACGAAGATCAACGGACTGATAAAACCTGGTGATTCCGTAAATCTGATTCAGGGTTCCGGCGCTTCCGCTTCCGTCCGGGTTGTTGACGACCAGAGGCCCGTTGATAGTAGCCGATTCAGCGGTCAGGGCTCCCCCGATGTTGACGTCGCCGACGTTGGACGTCAGCGTCCCGGGCTCTCCCTTTTCCCCTTGTGGTCCCTGGGGTCCTGCCGGACCTTCCGGCCCCTGGGGGCCCTCCGGGCCTTGGGGCCCCGCCGGGCCTGTCTCTCCCTTCGGTCCCTGCTCGCCCGTATCTCCCTGAGGTCCACGTTCCCCGGTTTCGCCGCGTGGGCCTTGCGGCCCTTCGGGGCCGGTTTCACCCCGTTCACCCTGCGGGCCTGACGGTCCCTGAGGACCAACATCCCCGCGGGGAATCGTGAAATTGAGCAGATAGGATCCTGATTCAGTTCCCTTGACGGCTTCCGCGTTGGCGGGCGTCCCCGGTTCCCCGGTGGTGACCTGACCCACGGACAGATTAAAATTCTCGGCGTACTTTTTGGCCTGTTCCGCGTACCAGGCGGCGCTGGACGCGTTGTCAAGCATGACCTGCACGCAGCCGCTTCCTTCCGGCAGCTGCACGACGACCGCGCCCGCCACGGCCTGCTGTTCGTCCGGCAAGTCCGGCGTCACCCGGCCCGAAGAAACAAAGCGTCCGTAGAGGAGCGGGTTTTCCTCGCTGCCGTCGTCCATGAAGACGTCGTAGGACCACATGCCCGCGGGAACCGAAGCCCAGGAAATAACGCCGTTGCCCTCGTCATCGCGTGAAAAGCCGAACTCCGTCACGCCCGTCTTGAGACGGACAGCGCCGCGCAGGGTGACGCCGCTCATATCGACGGGATCGCCCTGAAAATCCACCACGCGGACGACCAGGGACTGGTTCAGCCCTGTGACGGTCCGGATATCGTATTTGCCTGCCTGCTGCCTGAGAAAAAAAAGAGGATGCGGGGGCGCAGCGCGCCCCCTGGTGAAACGCGTCAGGAACCCGGCGCCGGCGTCACGTCCTGCACATTGGAGGGCGTGAACTGGTACTTGCCGCGATAATCCATTTCGAACTCGAACTGGGGTGAAGCAATCGCCGTGGTGTGTTCGGGATCCTGCAGGAGGCGCAAGGCGCCATGCGCCGTTCCGACCAGATAGATAGTACCCACGTCGTTCTGATACCAGAAGTGAAGATACCCCTCAATCTTATTGTCGCCGCCATGTCCGACGGTGGTCGATTCCTCGCCGTTGGCGGGAGGCGCTCCCAAGGCGAAAGAAAGCTGGAACCATTCGGGGGACATGTCCGGCGTGGTGAAGGTCATCCGCTTGCCGGTCGTGGTGTTCTTGCGCTGCTGGCGATATCCCAGCGCACCGCCGTAAAAGCGCGTCACTTCCCCTTCGACCTGGGTGGCGACGGACTGGAAGGCACCCAGCAGCCCGAAGCTCACCCAGGGCGCTTCGGGCCCGGCGGTCGGATCCGTCGGCGGAGATGTCGGAGGCGTCGGAAACTGGTCCGGCCCGGTGACGTAAGAAGCTCCCTCGTCCTCGGTCACCTTGATCCCGTCGGGAAGGAAAATAGCCAGAACGCCGGTAATCTGCGGCGTCACGTTGCGGTTGCTAAAAGTGGGGTCGTATGTAGTAGCCCTGATGCTTGAAATGGTTAGTAGATGATGGATGCCTTGCCGTCGGCTTCCAGTTTATTGGCGAGTTCTTTCGTAACACGAATATGCGCTCCTTTCAAGAACGTTGAACGCCCTATGCGCACTTCTTTGGCGAGAATGAGGATGTTCGTGTCGATGACGGCGGCCTGCTCCGTCTTTTTGTCCGGTTCGATATTGGCGGCAGTTGCTTTGCTCATTTGATGTCAACAAGGTTGAGGGTTTGCAGAGCTTCCGCGACGGGCGCGGGAAGTTCCGGGGTATCGGTTTTCATGGAGAGGCTGAGAACCAGCCCTCCGTCCAGTTCGGCGCGGGTGCGAATGACCCGCACGGCCTTCTTGTCAGTGGTTTTCTTCTTTTCGTTGGTCGTTGCCGGCGTTTTGTCGGCGGTTTCGCGGGGTTCGTCCGGTTTGGGGACGTTCTTCCGCACAGCCTTCTTGTCAGTTTTGGATGTGTTCATGGAATTGCGGATGGTTTCGTATGTTGATGTTGACCGGGACGCGGTAGTCCACGGTCAAAACGTTCATTTGCCGTTCCTCGCCGTCAATGCGGGCGGAGGAAGCGAAGCGGCCCTTGACCTTTCCTTTCATGGAGGCGGAAGCGGCAAAGGGAAAAGGGTTCCAGTCCCAAAGGGTTTCCTCAATCAGGTCGCCGATAGCGCGCAGATAGTAATCCGGCGTCAGGCATTCTTTGGGGAACAGGGACGCGTTGTGATAAATGGCGGCGATGACGAAATACTGCCGCCACATGGTCGGGACGGCGGTCTGTCCGTGCCCGTCCTGGTATTCGGCGGCTTCTCCGGGGCACACCAGAACGACGCCGTTGTTGCCCATCGCCGACATGATGATGTCGTTGGCGGCGTACTGGGGGTCGAAGGGCCGTTCGAAGATGTGGCAGTTCAGCGCTCCCAGGCTCTTGAGGCGCTCAATGACGCGCCGGCACATGGTTTGGTCGATGGAGGGGATCATGATGCGTTTCCGATGTTGGCGAGGTAGGTTTCCGCGGCGCGCTGCGCCATCCGGTCCATCGTCGGGAGAATTCCAGGCGTGGGCGGTATCGCAACTTCACGGCATAGCACGTAGAGCACGTCGCCTGTTCTGGCTCCCTGCCGGAACAGCTTGCGGGCCGCTTTCTTTCCGGTGGCTGATTGCGCCGTCTTGAGGATGAGGACGCCGGTCACATTGCCGTTGCGTCCTCCGTTCTTGGAGGGGATGAATTGCAAGTCATCTTTGCGGAAGCCGGCGCTGTAAATGCTCCGGGCCCCGCCATGGCCGCGTGGCGCGTTGATGGTGGGGATGGCCAGGTTCTGGATCGGCTTCCCGGTGATTTCCGAGGTGCGCCCGGTGGGACGAAGCGGCCCGCCCAGATAACCCTGGGTGCCGATCCAGTGCAGACCTATGCCGCGCCAGGCGATGGAGACGCTGACGCCCTCGGCGGTTTCCTCCATGGTCGTGGCGTCCGCCGCGCCGTCGTAGTAGTCCTTGCCCTGCTGGCGCAGGGTTTCCTGGATAAGCAGACTCAGGGCGACTCCGGCCTTGCGGATGGCGGTTTTGTGCCGGGCCGCGGACGGCTCCATCTCGGCAAACGCCCGGTCAATCGCGGTCTTGTCGATATGGATGGTTACAGCCATTTGACGGGCAAAACATAAGGGGTTGGAAGTTCCACGCGGAGAGCTCCGGCGACGTCTTCCACTTTTTTGACGTGCCCGGAGGCAAGGCGCCAGGTGAATTCCCCCTCTTCCTTCCGGGAGACGGGGATGAACTGGCGGGACGACGCGCCAGCCACATCCGCCGGGCGGGCGAACCAGACGCCTTCCGGCTCGGAGAACAGGCGGTCCAGCAGGCGGTCCAGGTAGAGGGATGCCAGCGTTCCGGCCACCGCTCCCCCGGCTGCCGCCAAGCGGAAGGCCTGGGCCTGCCGCAAGGGGATCTCTTCCGGGAAATCCCCGGACAGGAGTTCCGCCAGTTCCGCGTCCGTGTAAGGCCGCGTGCCGTTTGGGTCGGTATAGACAAAGGTGGTATTGCCGTCGTTTTCGTTGCTGACGCGCAGGGCGTCTTTCAGGATGCCGCGGATCTTCTTCTTGTTGGCTTCCGTCACACCCTGGGCATTGCTTTCCAGTGTGGCGTTGAAGCTGGCCGGAGCGGGACGGACGCGGGAAACGTCCAGCCCGGCAGCGCGGGCTTCTTCGGCTCCGATGGGAGCGATGTTCATTCCGGACAGGTAGTCAAAGGGAGGGTAAGGCGTCCCGAACCGCGACAGACGGACCCAGATGTCGGAGGATGCCAGGGCATAGCCGACGGTCTCCCCCCGGATGAATCCGGAGGATACCGCCTCTGTGGCTTCTTCTTCCAGCCCCGCTCTGGCCCGGTTCCAGCGTTCGGCCCAATAGCGCGGGTCTTCCCGCCCCTGGGAGCGGTAAAATTTGAAGGCGGCCGTGTCGTCGTCCATCGTCCAGTTGTACCAGTTCCGGTAGCCGTGGGCCATGGCCGCGTTTGTTTCCATCACGACCTGGATGCGGACCCAGGAGGACAAATCCTGAATGCCTCCCTGCCCCGTCGCCGGGGGGCGGTAGCCCTGCTGGCGCAGGGTTGCGCGGATGGCCTGCTGCGCTTCCTCGTAGCTCATGGCGCCGGCGGCAACCTGGGACGCCTTGTCCTCGAAATCGGACAGGATGACGCCGGGTTCTACCCCGGACACAAAAAAGGCGCGTTCGGCGTAGTCGTTGGCAATCATCTCCATCTGGGCGGCGGTCATCATCGGTAGGTGCTTCGCATGGGGTTGAACCAGGGGCGGCGCGTGTAGCGCGGCATCATGTAGGCGGGATCCGCGGGCGCGGAACCGTCCACGCTTTCCGGCAGCATGTCCCCTTTGGCGTAGAGCGCCAGCATCGCGTCCGCCGATTCGGCGGCCTTCTGGCGCGTCTCGGTCAGGTTGATCTGGTAGCGCAGGTAGAGCTGCCGGATGATTAGCGGCCATGCCAGTGACCGCATGCTTTGCGGGATGTCGTACATGCCGCTGTTTTGTAGGGATTGCCGCAGGGCGAGGTTGTTGGCCAGCGCCCCGCGGATGGTCATGCAGACATCGTTGACCGCCTCCATCATGACGTCCCGATAGTCCAGGCTGCGCTGCTCCCCGGCGGTCACCAGGGCGTCGCGTTCGGCGGTGTTGAGGCCGAGCAGCCGATCGGCTTCGTCGGTGGAAATCGTGGACCAGGCAGGAAAGGCGGACATGATGGAGGCGGGGTTGGGGTTAATCGGAGGAGGCCGTCGCGTCGATGCGGATGATGGCGCCGGGGTTGGTCAGCTTGGTCAGCGAGTAGACCCGGTTGGTGACGAGCGTCAAGGCCGGCGTCGGCTTGTATTCGGTGATGACTTCGCGGCGAAGCTTGCCGGAAAGCCCGAAGGTTTTGACGGCGGAGGCGTCGAACTGCGTCGGGGAATCTTCCTTGTATAAGACATAGACTTCGTTTTCCATGATGGTTTTCGCGTCGCCGGAAGCGTCGCGGTACGGCATGGAGGCGATGTAAATATCCCGGATGGGACGGATCAGCGCCATGCGAAGCAGGTCTTCGTTGAACAGGCCGACGCTGTTGAAGGAAACCACCTGACGCGCGAGCGTGTTGGAGCGAAGCAGCTGCCATGCGTTGATGCCGAAGACAATCGTGTTCGGCATGTGTCCGGTTGCGGCATTGATGGACAGGATCGCCTGGTCCAGATCCGCCAACGGGTTTTTCTGCTGGTTGGCCCAGTCGCCCATCCCGGAAGCGGCCGGAAGCTGGCTCATCAGAAGCTTGGCGCGTTCGTATTCGTACGACGTCACAAACTGCGATTCGATGAGTTTGTATTCCGCCAGGGTGATGGCCTGCGCCTTTTCCCGGTTGACGCCCAGCAAGGCGTCAGGGATGGGCAGCGTCAAGCCGTAGCCCTGAAGGGTGTCTGTTTCGTTTCTTCCGCGCAGGACGGTCTGGCGGGGAGGTTCGCCCGGTCCCACCTGGATGGGCTGGACGGTGAAGGCCGCTTCCGTGTCCCAGACCTTATACTGAAAATTCAGGTCATAGACCGGGACGATCGGAGCGATGCGGCTGATGATGGAGTTCTCTTCAGTGTTGCCGGACCCCGCGGAATAGGAGGTCAGGACATCGGTGAACTGAACGGCGGAGCAAAATGGAGTAGCCCTTGTTCTTGGTCTTTCTGTTGGTTGGGGTTAATAGTTAGGCTGCGGCGACCTGGTAGGACGGAACGAAGCCGATTTCCACAAGGCCCTGTTCCCACTGGGCATGAATGACGCGCGCGTAGACGGTGTCGCCGCTGGCGGCGGCCTTCCATGTCCCGTTGGCCGTGATGGTGACGGGCGTTCCGGCGTTGATGGTTCCGGGCGTGTCGGATAGGGCCGCCTTGATCAGGCCGGCATACATGCCGACGAGAGCGGCGACGCAGGTCCCCTTGTTGGGCTGTCCCTGCAGGACGACGCCGAGCAGCTGCGTCTGCGTAGGAATGGCGGACAATGGAGTCCCAACAAATTCGGGGATGTCAGGATTGGCGGTCAGCGCCACGACGGTTCCTTCCTGTCCGCACAGGTCAACGCCTTCCGGGGCGTTGAAATAGACGATGGCGCTTTTCTGGGTTACGTTGAGTGATGGCATTTGTTGATATGGATTGAGTTATCGGTTGGCGGAGACAATGAAGCCTTCTTCGGTCGCTTTCTGGTAGGCGTCATAGCGCTTCATGCCGTCCTTGATCAGTTCGTTCACGCGGTTGTTGAATCCGTCAATGGATTCCTTCTTGCGGAATGGGTTGGGAGGCGTCAGGGTAGCGCGGCGGTTCAGGGGCTGCCTTTTCGGCGGATCTTTCCTTTCCGTCTCCTCTTTGTTCTTGGGCTGAGTCTGGCGGTTGAGCGCCCTGACAAAGGCGTCCAGCGCGGCGGGGCTTTCCCGGAGAGAGTTTTTCAGCTCTTCCCGGCGTTCTTCCGTGAATTCCTCGCGTTCTTCCTCGTCCAGCGCGTTTTCGTACGTGCTGACGGCGTCGTCCACTTCGGCGTTCACGTGGTCTTTCTCACGCTTTTCCAGCGAGAGCAGTTCATCAAGTCGTCCGAGGATCGCCCTGCTCATGTCGTCGGTGCCGTCAAATTCGACATCCAGCTTGTCAAGCAGGGAATCGAACAGGGCCCGCTGGGCTTTGTCCATTTCCTTGGACGGATATTCTCTATCGTCGTTTTCCATATTGGTGTTCTGGGTTGTTTTCCCTTTTTCGGGGCTTTTGGGGTCGCCCCCGGCCTCTTCGGAGGCGGGGGAAGTCTGTCGGTTGACCAGAGGCCGCTTTCCCTTGATGCGGGGCCGGTTGGTCAGGGCAAAGCCGGTCAGGCGCGACGGTCGGTAAACGCCGTCCGTCAAGGTCATCCCTTCGCCGTATTCCGTGGATGACTGCGTGTATTCCTTGTCCTGCAGCATTTGCAGGCCGCGCGGCGTCCATTCGATGAAACCGTAGAGTTCCAGCGTGCCGGAAGGGTCGCGGTAGGTGTCCAGCCTCTTGAGCCATCCAAGCGCGCGCGTATCGCGGGAAAGGTCGTGGCTCAGGTGGTCGCCGTCGATGAGCATGCCCGGGCCGTCAAAGGTACGGGCGTTGAAGTCGTCCACCATGTCCCGGATCGCCTGCTCGTCGATGCGCAGCACGGCGGGGCCTTCGCCGTAGTCGACGTCATGGTCTCCGCTTTTCTCAATGTGAAACCAGCCGTTGGCGGGTCGGGACAGGTCATTGATTTGTTTCGTACTGATCATCGGTAAATCCTTTCATGAGGCCGGCGTAAATCATTTGCTGAAGCTGCTCGTAGGCGTCGGGCGGAATGAGCGCTTTTTCCTGTTCCCTGTTGGACGCCGTCACCGGAACGGGTTCCCTCGTGTCCTCGATGGACATGCCTATCTTTTCTTCGATTTCGGTTTTCTCGGGGCGGACGCCTCCGTCCGCAAGCGCGGCGATTTCCTCGGCCTTCTGCAGCGGCGTCTGGACAGTGTCAAAAGTGATGTGGAGGCGGGCCAGCGGTTCGCCGTCTCCCAGGACTAGCGGGCTGATGGCGGCGTTAAAAGCTTCGGCGACTTTGGAGCAGACGGCGGAGACGACCGAATTCCAACTGTCCGTGTGCGCTCCTCCGGCCAGTGTGCCGGAGCCTGATTCATTCAGGACGGTCAGGGTGCCGGCCATCACAAACCGCACCTGGTCCTTGTCGGCCATGTTGATGCGGGAAAGGAAATAGTTTTCGTTGATGTTGGAGGCTTTCAACGGTTCCGCGGAGCAGCCGGGAGGAAGCACGATGGATGCGCCCGATTTGAGTTCCTCACAGGCCCGTTGCAGCGCGACCATGATGTCGGGGCTCGCGTCCTTGGGCGCCGTGATGATGGCCGGGGCGCTTCCGTAGCGGTCCATATGATTGTCCCATGTGATTTTCGCGTGGTTGCGCTCAAAGGAGGCCCGGGTTGCCGGGAAAAGAATGGGGTTCCGGTGCTCCATGACCACGAGCGTTTCTTCTTCCACGCTTTCGCCGGTGTCGACGCCGATGTAACATTGAGGGTTAAACTGCCATTCGTTCAGCGTGCCGGGGCGGACCCAATAGCGTTGGGGGATGAATTCAAAGCGGCGGCCCCAGGCGTCCTCAATGTATTGGAGGTGGGCGTAACCGTAGAACATAGCGGAGGCCAGCTGACCGAAAGCCTGTTGAAGTCCGGTGACGGAGTGATAGAATTCTTCCAGCGCGTTTTTCTGGCTCTGCGCTTCCGGGCTGTCGTCCGCGGCGTCAATCTTCCATCCCTGCATGGAAACGCTTTCAATGAGCCGGGAGTAGAGCATGCCCAGCAGCCCGTCCGAATAGATGACCTCGTCCCAGATGAGCATCTGGCGGGCAAAGGCTCCACGCCGCGCTTCGTTCCGGGCGTCAATCAGGGTTTGCAGGTCGGCTCCCTGTAACGGATCCCAGTATTCGTACCACTGTGGCCGGTTAGGCTTCCGGCTCTGTTCCGTCAACGCTCGCCGGGTGAGTTCCGTTTCAAGATCCTTGATTCTGGTCTCCTGTTGGGCGACCAGCTTCGGGGCGTTGAGGATATTTTTGACGGCGTTAAACCTGCGGCGAAAAGAAAGGAAAAGTTTGGTTGCAGGGGAAGGAGTTGGACCTTCGATTCGGGGACAGGAACCCCGCGTGATACCGTTTCACCACCCTGCGATTAATTACATATCTTCATATATTGATACGTTGATATATTGTCAACCCTAATATCTTCCGTAAGCGCGTTTTGATGACACGGGCCGGGCGTACCAGGCTCCCAGCGTCCGCGCCAGTCCGCTGTTCCGGCGCGCGTGCCAGGCCATCACAAGGGCGTCGGCCCGGTCGGGGGAACGAACGCCCCGCTTTGCCATATCTTCCTTGCTTTCAATGCGGACGCGGCCTATTGCATCCGTCTGGAGCCGCGGCGTGACCAGCTGTTCAATCGTGTCCTCGTCAATGTCGAGGATGATCTCTTTTTCTTCGATGGCGCGTGCCAGGGCCCGCCACGCCTGGGCGCGGAGGTTGACAAAGGCCTGAGTATCGTCAGCCGGGAAGCCGCCCCGGTAGGAGTGCACCGGGAAGCCCTCGGCGCGGAAGTCGTCAATGATGGGGAGTCCAAGGCCGTCTCCGTCCGCGTAAATGCGGTCGGCGGGGATGCCGAGTTCGGACGCCCTGCGGCGGAACCGTCCGCGCGCTCCTACGGTGTCCGGGTCCGACCAGTGGTCGGCGATGAAGAATCGGTTGCCCTGCCCGGCCGCGAAGACGTTTTCATCGCCCCCGGCGGCGAAGTCGAAGCCGCCGCAGGTCTCCCCGGTGTCCAGAAAGGGAGGCGGGTTGTTGACCAGATCCATGAGGGCGCGCCGGGGAATGACGGACTGACCGTCGAGGTCCGTGAATTCGCCGAGGATGGCGGAGCGGTAGAAGGAGGACTGCTCGCCGTATTCTTTTTTCAGGCGCTCGGCCTTGCCCGGGTCATTGATCTCAATGTGGGGGCAATCCTCGTATTTGACGCGGATCTTGTAGTAGAGGGATGAATTTTTGTGGAAGCAGTCGTAGAAGGTGCCGGAATCGGCCCCAGGTGACGAGGTAATGAACGCGTGGAAGAGCGTGCAGCGGGAAACGGCGGTGAAGATGGAGTCCGGGATGGTTTTAGCCTCGTCGAGGACGTAAAAGACGGGGTCCACGTCGGGCGAGATTTTCGGGTGCCATCCTTCCGCGCGGCCGGCGTTGTCGGTCGAGAAGCCCACGGCAAAGCCTCCCTCCGGCGTGCGAATCTCGGTTTTGTTGAATGTCCAGCCGTCAAAGAAAGGGTTGTCCATGTAGCGGCGGAGCGCGGGAAAGAGCTGCTTTTCCACCTGCATCCACGACGAGGATGTGACGGGGACCTGTCCCCGCGGAAAACAGGTGAGAAAGTACAGGATGGCGGGAGCGATGCAGTTGCTCGTCTTGCCGGAGCCGTTAGGGGCGACAAGAGCCACGCTTTTCCCTCCCAGGGTCAGCTTGCCGAGAGACAACGCCTTGATGGCCTCCACTTGCCAGGGATAGGGGTCGAGGCGGAGGATATGGCGCAAGAAGAAGCTGACGGGGAGATGATTCCTGCTCGGTTAAGGGTGGAGTTTGCCGGCAATCGTTTCCAGCGCGGTTTTCTCGTCTTCCTGCAGCTGGGCAAGCTGCTCGGGGTCCAGCGTGATTTTCCGTTCCAGCGGCGCGCCGGGAACGCCGGCGACGTCCTGGCGGACCCGGTCTCCGAATTTTTCAGGCGCGAAGCGGGCGGCGACTTTCAGCCGCGTTTCAATGGCCAGCTTTTTGGCGGCGACTGCAGCGGAGCCGCATTCCGGGTCGAGGGCGACTTTCGCGGCTTCGTCGGCAAGCTCCTGACAAGCGTCAATCATAGCTTCCGACTGCGCTTCCCGCGCGCGTTGAATGAGTTTGGAAAACTCCGGCTTTGTTTCGCGCCAGTTCCAGACCGTCCAGACCTCCGGCATGTGGTCATCGGAGCAGATGGATTTCATGGTTTCCCCATCGGCCAGGCGGGAGGCTATCTCGGCGGCCAGTTCCTCGGTGTAGAGGCTCGGCCGCCCCGGTTTTCTTTTGGTGGTAGGTTTCTTTTTCCTTCCGGGAAGATAAGATTTTTTTAGTAGCGCGTCAAAATAAGATTTTTCCATTTGACATACTCACAAAATGATAGTAGATTAGCTTTGTTGACGGGAGGGAAGATCTAACTGAAGACTTAATCTAACACCAAGTCAGAAAATGAATAAGAAAATTGCCCAGGCCTTTGAGATCAGAACGCCGGAAGTTATTGTCCGCAACGACATCGGCTCGAAGATTAAAGACACTTGGAAACTTACTAAAGTTGACGTTCAAATTCTGAAAGAAACGGAAAAAGCTTTCTTCATCGACGCGGAATTTTCTTTCAGGGCTTCCGATAGAAAAATGTGGATTCCGAAAAGCATCGTAAAAAGAGTTTTGGACTACAAAATGGAAGGCCTCACCCTGGAGCTTCCGACTTGGTTCGCCATCGAAAACGGACTCTAATCCAACCACGAGAAAAAATGAAAGTCACTAGAGGATTGAAAGAAAAACTGCACCGCATCAGAACGGAACTGGAAGATGAACTGGTCCGGGAAAAAATAGTAACCGATGAATTCGACGGCGTTGAACTGAACGCCCTTGACGAGGGCGGCGTCATGCTGCTTTTCCAAGACCCCGAAGATTGCGAAGAAGTGGAAGACGTGGAAAACTATGAAAATCTGAACGTCTCGCTGGAAATTTATTTCGCAAAATGGCTGCCGGAAGCTAAAGTTGATTCGCTGAAACAACGACTTCGGGAAAAACTTACAGAAAACAAAATCATTTTTTCCGCAATCACAGGCGACGGGAACGGATTTTATATTTACGGAGCCTCCATCGAAGGAGAGGGGGGGTCGGAGCTTCACACGCTGTTCCGGTTTTTGGACTTTTTGAAAACCGCGCACCGTTTGAACAGCAAAACGGCGGCGGTTAATCGTGCCGCGGAAATCATCGGCGTGACTCCCATGACGATCTGGCGGTGGCTGGACTCCAAACCCGCGCCCACGGATTCCATGAACCTCCTGATGAATTTAATCATGGAACGAGGGACGACCAAAAATCTCCCTCGCTGATTTTCCGGCGAATAACGATATGCGAGATTCCATGGCTATTCCCGGGGATGGTAATTGATCTCGCGGTAGGATTTCCAATCGCAGATGATGATGGTGCCGCAAAGGTGGATGCGGGAAACAATCGCCGCTCCGAGACGATCATCAAGGACCGCGGGGCTGTAGTTGGCAATGATGATGGTCGGTTTGCCGTTCTGGTGCCGGTAGTCAATGAGCCGTTCCAGCGCGGCGCCTGCAAAGTCCGTGTCCTTGACCTCGTGATACTCGTCCAGCACCAGAAGATACGGCGCCTTGTATCGCTTCATGACATCGGATTCTAAGCCGTTGCCGTTAAATGTCTCTCTCAAGGCCATCGTGTAATCATAGGCCTTGGTATAGAGGACGCGCTTTTTTCGCCTGTACATGATGCGTCCAAGAAACGTGCTCAAGACCGTTTTCCCAGTGCCGTATCGCCCGTTCAGTACAATGATACTCCCAGGCGTCAAAACGAGGCGGTAGGCATCACGCAGGGCTTTCTTCCATGGTTCCCCGGTTACTTCGTCGAGGCAATCAATAGCTCGGCGGGGAAAACCGCGGTCAATCAGGCCCAGGCGTTCGTATGCCGTCCGGCGTTCTTCTTCCCGCTGCTTTTCCGCGGCAAGCGCTTCCGCTTCCAGCTCTTCAATGCTTCTGCCGTCGTCCTCGGCAAGCAGGGTGATGGATTCCAGGAGGCTTTCAAGATTAACTCCTTTCAGCGCACCCTGGGGTTTAATGGGTTCGTCAATCTTTCCAGAGGTCATCTCTTCTTGATGGTTTAGTCGTTGATTTTGTCGGGGTTCCCGCGGCATTGGCGGGTTTCAGCCCGGGCGCGTCCGCATTGTTCCGGGCCCAGGTGGCAGCGTATTGGCGAGCCATGGGCCGCCAGTCCGCCAGGGGAACGCCGTGCCTGTTCCTCCATCCAACGGCGGACTGCTCATTGAAAAACCGTTCCGCGCACCGGGTAAGCTCGTCTCCAATCGGGTGCAGAACCTGGGCGGCCATAAAACGGTCAACCTCGGAAACGTTCTTCGGGAATTGGCAGACCTCGCGCCCGCTTGTAGTTGTAGTAGTAGTATTATCTTCTCTTCTCTGGTCGGACATTGTGTCGGACAACGGTCGGACATTGTGTCGGACAACGGTCGTACATGGGGTCGGACATTTGTCGGATTCCATGTCGGAAACGTTGTCGGATTGGTCTTTCAGAGTTCTTCGGATTCGTTTTGCTTCCGCTTCCAAGGCACGGGCCTTGGAGGAATTGCCGTTGTGACGGTCAAAGTTGGGGATCACAAGGGCGCCTTCACGGCCTTGTAACCAGCCAACAGAGACGAGTCCGCGGGCAAATCCGGGGCAATAAACAACCCGGTCGATGTGTGAGTATTTTGTTTTTAGTATACCGTCTTGAGTATTGGCATCAGCCCAGGCCCAAAACCTCCATAGTTTCCCCAGCACAAAATCAGGGTCATCCATGTGCAGCAGCTCCGCCAGCTTCACCACTTCGGGTTTGTCGGGCGTCGTGTGTTCAACCTTGATCCAGTCTCCGGCCATAATCAAAAAAGCGTCAGTTGGGGGTTGTAGATTTCATAAATACCAGGAAGACGGTCTTCCCGAGGCGGTGCCCGAACAAAGGTTCATGGCTGGCCAGCTTCAGCACTTCTGCCGTGCTGACCTGATCCTCACACCATTTGAACACCAGAACGCCGCCCGGTTCCAAAACCCGGAAACACTCCCGGAATCCGGCCTTCAAATCATCCCTCCATGTCTTCCGGTCCAGTTTCCCGTACTTCTTGCCCAGCCAGGACGATTCCCCGACGTGAATCAGGTGCGGAGGGTCGAACACGACAAGACGAAAAGACTCGTCGCTGAAAGGCATCTCCCGGAAGTCCCCGACGACGTCCGGCTTGATTTCCAGAGTGCGCCCGTCGCAAAGCGTGTGCGTTTCCTCCCGGCGGTCCATGAACACCACGTCAGGATGGCGGCGGTCAAACCAGAACATGCGGGAACCACAACAGGCGTCAAGAATGGCTTTCATGCCTCCATCCTCCTTTCCAAAATCGCCGCTTGCTCGTCCGTGATATACTGCCAGCTCTGCGGCGGACGGGTCAGCCCAATGGCAGAGAGCGGCGCTGTGGAAATCCTCACGGGGTCCTGGACGCCCCAGGCGTAGCAGGGCAGGTAATCTCGCAGGCGCTCTCCCGTTACGCAAAAGTCCTCGATAAGGTCTCCAGGGATGCAGCGGAACGGCATGTGGCGCATGTACACATAGGAAACCATCCGGCACTTGCCGATGATTGCCCGTTCCCCGTCCTTGCCGGATTCGTAAAGCCACAGTGTGACGGAGTCGCCTTTGTTGAGGCGTGGCGCATTTTTACGCAGTTCCCATTTCTTTTCGCCGGACAGAATTTTCCCGGAGAAAGGCCGCCTGACGGATAAGAGGATGTTAATCATTGCTGGCCTCCTTTCTCCAATACAGCTTCTATTTTTCTTATATTTTCTTCGGTAATATTTTTGTCTCCGTATATCCAATTTTTAACAGTTCCAATACCTTTTCCAATTTGCCCAGCTAGCCAAACAGTATTCTTTCCCTGTTTTTTTAATTCTTCTTTAACGTATTTTCTAAAGCTGGCTTGCTCGGAATTATCTCTAGCGCCAATATTCCTTCCCAATGTACGTTTTTCATAAAAAGCTAACTGCTCTTCATTTAAAGATTCAATAAAACGTATTTCTTCTCGGATTTGTTCAAGTCTATCTTGAAGCTCTTGCTCCTGTTGTTTCAGGAGCACTATTCTTTTTAGTGAAATCTTCATTGTTCCCTCCTTTCTCGGCTCCCAGTAAATAGGCAATCCTTCATTGGCGCACACCGTACACCATTTGTACTGTGACATTTCATACTTACAATTAGAGCATCTTCGCCTCATAGGATGCACCCACGCCATACACTCGGCCCGCTTCTGCCAGACCTTTTGGACTATTTCCCGGCGTATATCTTCATGGGACTCTTCATGCCAGAAGACACACCTACGGGCATCCTTCCAGAGTTGAAACAGTTCCCCGTACTCAAAAAAAGCTTTCTGTTCAGGCGTTAGTTTCATTTTTCTTTTATTTTGAATATAATATATTGGATAGTAAGAATAACTAACAATATAACTAAAATTGAAAATGTTAAAATATTGAATAAATCAATAATTATCATTACCGGTCTTCTTTCTGTTTATGTTCCATTATTTTATCTAAATAATAATTCAAGGCCTTACGCATGAATATACCTTTGACTAAACACTTCCGCGGAATCCACCAGACCCTCCCCCGGTAACTGTACCCGACGGCGTTTTTGAACCCACTGTTCTGGCGTATGACCCGCCGTCTGACCCTTTTCAGTTGGTAAAAAGTTTTCATCATTCGGCATCTCCTTTCTGTTCAATTTCCCACGGCCATTTGTCTACAACTTCCGGGTGGTAAAACATGCTATAATCGTAGGTGCTGAAAGCATGTATCAACCCCCGTTCCACATCTGCGTTAATAACGTAAAAGTTATCAGGCAATTTCTTGATTTTAATAGGGTCACCGGGTTTCAACCGCATGATGGGCGGGAAGAGGGACATAAGGTCTTTTACCTGATTCTCGGCTTCTTGTGCAGAATCTGCTGGCGTTGTGGCAAGAGGACAGTTAATGCACTCATAATAATACATTCGTGTATAATTTCCTGTATATAAGTCCTCGTCATATACGTCAGACTGCAACTGCATCTCCTTTCCGCACAGCGGGCATTTAGGCGTTTTCATTTTCGTAGTCTTTAATCAGTTCATCCACATCATCCTTTAATGACTCGCTATCATCCTTTAATCCGTCCAGATCCCATTTCAGGCTGTCCAGCTGATTGGAAAGGATACGCAGTCTATCCAAAAAGGACTGATAGACCTCTTCTTCTTCCATTTTCTGTGGCCCGCATTCCGTGCAAGAATCCATGTCCACATAAATTTTACCGTCTTTTTCACAAGCCCGGAGCGGGTAAGCTCCATGGCCCGGTTTATCGCAATATACATTGTTCATTCTTATTTATCCTTTCTTTAAATTTTTAGCTTTAATCTATTTCTGATTAAATTGTTCAATGGTTTTTGCTTTCTGAACGGCTGCCTCATAAGTGGTCAATGTCCATCCATAAGTGCCCCATTCTTCAGGACTCGGAAGGTATTCATCTCCGGCTTTCCTGCCGGTAAAGTCGTTATCATATTTGTGTTTTCGGATAACCATGACCTCAAAGTTCCTATGGGTTCCTTTTTCCTGACTGTAAATGGCAATTTCTCCGATACGTGAAACAAGCGTATAGCGATAACCGTGCTTATTGAATTCTTTAGGTATTGTTCTCATTTTGCTTATCCTTTCTTGATTTTAAGTTTTCCGTTCGGCCCCATGGTCCAGCCGTCAAAAGTGACGGTGCCGGACAGTTTAATAGCCGGATAGACATCAAGAGGATGCGCTAAAGTTTCCAGCCTATCATTTTTGATGATTAATAAATGCCCGTGAGTCCCGTTGATGATATATTTTCCCCCAGCGTAGGTGATATGCTGTCCCAGGCTGAAATGGGTGCCGTACTTGGCGTTTAAATCATCAACCAAAGTGGACTTTCTCCGTTTGTTGTATTCCACCATCCAGAGCCGTTTTCTTTCTCTTTCTTCGGGGCTCATTTCGATTCTCCTTCCTGGATTGTTTCCACGTCCCAGCCTGTTTTCGTTTGTTTCACTGCAACAAAAACAAATGGGAATTTGTCAGCCGCCGCCTTGATTTTTACTCTCGCGTCGTCGCGCCAAAAGCCTTTCACTTCATGGAATTCAAGTGTTCCATCGTTGCAGACGACCATGAAATCGGGCGTGTAGGAGCAGCGGTTCCCAAGGATCAGCTTGACGGCCTCAAACTTGAATTCCCGGATGTGCCCCTTTGCTTGACGGTCGGACAGGTAAAAGCCATAGGCGGCTTCGGTCTTGTTCATCACGCCGGGCCGGTGGATAGCTCTTGCCCTGATTCTCATGCCGCCCTCCCTTCTACGGCTGGACGGATTTGAGGCATGATCACATCAAACTGATCACGGTATTCCCGCTTGAAATCATTCAGCGTCTCGTTGATTTGGTCGGTGTAGGCGTCCCATTCCACTTTGAGCAGGAAGGTACGCAAGCCCCGGCAATAGGAGAAAAAATACCATGTCCGCAGCCCGGTCACCGCCATGGATCCGTGCACCTGGGGACGGTATTCGGGAGGCAGCTCGCCGTTGAGCAGGTAGAGGGCGTGAGTCTTAGAGAGAGGACACTTGATTTCAAGTCCCGCCATGTAGTCGCCGGACTGGTCAACGATGAGCCCGTCGGGGCTGCATCCCACCGGTCCGTCCTGGCAGAGAACGAACCCCACTTCCTTGACGGTCATTCCCGTGATGGTTCTGAATTCGTCCCGGGCTTCCGGTTCCAGTTCTTCTCCCTGGTCCGTATGACGGTTGCCTTCCCACTTGATTTCATCGGGCCGCAGGAAGGAGCAGCACAGATCAATGATGAGTTCTCCCCAAGGGCCCCTTTCCTGGTGCGTTCTGGGCTGTGGTTTCTTGCCCGTGGGCGTCAGCAGCCGCTTAAAGTTGCTCGCGGTCAGACGGCCGGCACGCAGCTTAAACCAGGCTTCCGACCGCTGGTAGATGTTTTCGTAGACAATGCAGTTCTTGGACAGGCTCATTTCAATAGTCCTCCATGTTGGCGGTTGCGTATTCTTTCGCTTCCGGGATTTCCAGGCCCGGAATAAAGTCGTCCTGCTGTTCAGGTTCCGGCAGGGCGTCCTGCGGTTCTTCACGGAATTCTTCAGGGGACGGAGCGTTGTTCCACGGAGTTTCCCCTTCGGCTGGTCCGTCTGTTTTTTCCGGCGTTACGTTCCTCATTTCTTTTCCGAATTCCTGTTCATCGCTTTCCCGCATGGCCTCCTGGATGGCAAGAGGAAGATCCCATTGCTTGGAGGCGCGCTTGATGACCGTTTTCAGTCCCATCTGAGGAAAGTCGGTTACCCAAGGCCCCATAATTTCCCCTTTCTTGGTCCGTGACTTGGTGCGATTCATAATACCCTCGACGGCACGCAAGCTCATGCGCTCGCCATGTAAATAGCTGTCTTTGTCTGTCCAGGTGCAGTAAAATCCTCTGATGGGATCTTGGGTATCGTCCCATCCAGGAACATGGCTCATCGTGAATCTGCCGTCCTCCAGACGCCAGGAGAACGGCTCTCCGTCCCGCACAATGCCGATGTTCAGATTGGTGACGCCATTGGAGCGGGCCATACGCATCAGCCCCCGGGCGGAAGGTATGGCTGCACACGTCAAAATAGACTGTCCGCTTGACTTATCGTTGACCCAGAAGGGCACCAGATAGCCGTGAATCCCGTCCGGCTCGCAACGCATCATCAGCAGGTTTTTGAGGGCCGCAATCAGCGTTACGGGGGCGCATTGCTGCAACTGGGGAGTTTTCTGGCAGCAGTGCCAGAAGATGCTGATGCAACGTTCCGGCGTCATCATGCCCTCCACAAGTCCCGTAATGGCGTTTTTCATGTCCGAAGACATGACAATTTCATAGAGTGTCTTTTTTGGGACTGGATTTTGAGGCAAATTGAGTCTATCTATTGATTCGTTATTCATATTCGTTCATGTTGTGTTTAACAGGCCGGGTTCAGTTGCCGCTGACCCGGCTATTTTTTCTCGCTTGTCTTAGCCATTCCTTCCAGATGCGATTCTTTTCGTCGCAAAGCTCTTCAGCTTTCTTTTTAGCTTCGTCTCTGCTTACTCCGTTGCCGTTTCCTAAAGAAATGGAATAGACTAATAAATCTCTTTCAATACCTTTACGGAGGACATCAAAACTAATTTCTGATTCTTCAATATAATAGAGATTATTCTTCTCAATTTCTTCTACTGGTTTAATCAAGACCAATCTTGAAAAAGACACAATCCCTTCTCCGGTCGTGTCAATACTTTTGTCTATTTTAATGAGTACCAGTCCCTCGTCATCTTCATCTTCCAGAACTTCATATTCTATTTCTTCGGGAAGCATGCCTTCCCATTTCCTCCCCTTGTAATCGGGCTTGACGATATCGCCCTTTCGGAATTTCCTCTTCGGGTCGTATTGATTAAAATCTCGTTCAAGTAAGTCAATGCCGATGTAGAATTCCTTCCCGTTTTCCCACTTAATCAATACGGCTTTTTTATCGTTTGATATATCAACGATTTCTCCCCCGAGGTGTACTTTAGTTCCAACAGTGCAATCTTTAAATTCCATTTTATTTATTTAGTTAATCAGTTAAAAAAGGTTTTTAAGCAGAAGGAAAATTAAAAAGAGGAATGTTCCTCCGGCAGAAACCAGTACGCACCAGAAAATCAGGTAAGTCAGGTAAGTGATGATTTTGGTAATCCGGGGCCCTGATTGGGCGGCTTGGGTGTAGTTCCAGCAGCGCTCCGCTTCGTCCGGGATGCCGTTGAGGCGTTCCCTGGCGCATAACGGGCACAGAAAGCGCGCGGTGAAGACGCCGTCCTGATGGTCCCCAACAAGAGACATCCATGAAGTCGAGGCTTTCAGCGGTGCCGCGCACATGTAGCAGCGCGTCGTCTTTGCGGGGTGCGGGTTGTTGGTGATCGTTTCCACCATCCCCTTGAAGGGGCCCCGGTCAATGATGTGTTGATGTGTGGTCATTTTCTTTTGTTAGTTAAGTATTTTTCCACGTCTTCCATGTTATAAAGGGTTCCTTTTCCGACTCCTTCCAGCCTTCTTACATTCTTCCCCGCCCGTGCCAGAATGTTGTCCATCTGCCGGGACGAAATGTCATAATAATTGGCTAAGGTGGAGCTTTTAGCGTATTTCTTTTCGATTGCTCCGAAAATGGAAACGGAAGACGATTCAGGCGTAGAAGGAACAGGCGTGGTTGCCAGCTCCCGCAATACTCCGGCTAGCGTTTCCAGCGCGGTCGCAAGGGTGGTCATGGTTGTGTCATTTTCGCTCATGTTCGTTCTTCTGAATTGGCCGCCCGGACGGGTTTCCCCGCGCCTGCCAGACCGTATTACTCTATATACCTATTGATGTTTTTGGTTTTGGTTTTAGGCCCCACCTGGGCCGGGCGATTGGTTAAAAGTCAGTTAGTCGTCGTAGTGTCCGTCGGGGTTGTAGCATTGGGGAGCGTGGTCAAAATCCCACTCATCGATTGCCTGCTCTATCTGCTCCAGGAGTCCAACCGCGACGCCGTAGGAAATAGGTTCACCGTCCACCCGGATGCACCGGTCTTCGTCGTCGTATTCAATGATCATTGTTTTCGGAGGGTTGAGATTTATTCACCAAGTCGGAAAACTCGTCTACTGGCTCGAAGGGAAACAACTCGCCGGGTTCGGGTTCAAGGCTCAACCCTAACAGACGTCGAGCGTTATAAATTTTATTCGAATATTTTCTGCTTAGCGATTCCTCTACTAAGTCTTCATAAGTGTAGGTAGGTCTGGTTTTCTCTACTTTTTCGAGCTTTAGAATCTTATCCAGCTCAACGAGGAGGCTTACCATTGTTTGTTCTTTAGTCATGATTTTTCGTTGTAAGTAAAATAAATATGCAAAGAGTGATGGAAATGGTGCTTAAAATAATAGTTAGCAAATCTATCATTTCTTCACTTCCTTTCGTGTTATTCTCGCTGTGCCGGATATAAAGAGTTCCTCTCCGTCCGGCTTAGTGACCAGATAGCCATAAATATCAGTTTTATGTTCCCTTATTGTCTGCACGCAGTCGGGGTCATTAGTGGAAAAAGAAATATCGCGAATACCTGGCTGTTCGATCTTAATAATCCATTCCCTTTGCCCTTTTGAAATCCAGTCATAAGGTCGTGGGGTACAGCCGCACAGAACAAGCCCGGACAAGACGAGGACGAACAG